GGGTACAGGCGCATACGACATTTGTTGCGACATCCTGCCCGCCACGAGACCTAGGATGAACATGATCGATAGATAACTGACTAAGGTCATAGGTTTTTCCGCAATAAATACATGTATGGTCAAAATGTTCCTTAATAGAGCGCCTCCACAGGCGCTTGGCTTCTGGTGAGGTCATAACTATTAAGTTGAAAAGGTAGTCGTCAGGAGTAGGAAGTAGGGGTGTCATGCTCGGCCTTTACGTGCTCGGTTTTTGGATGCTTTTTCAAGGAATGTCTTACCATTTTTTTTGTGTGAGACATCTTTACCGTCACCATTGCCATAGGTACCCCGTTTTCTGTTTTCTTTGTTCAGTGCAGATCGTTTTGCAATCTGTAGTTTAGATGCGTCGTATTTCTTTTGATACGACTTATAGTTACCGTTAGCGTACTTAGGTCCGCTGTATTTAGACGTTCGAGCCATGCAGTCTCCGTTGTACAAGTTCTGGGTCAACTGTAGGCATAACCGCTGCTAGTTTAGACAGTGGATTACCTTCCAAGGCGACACCACTAATGTCATTTGTCTTGAGCCAGTCACAAGCTGCTTTAAGATCAGCTGTAGTAGCCTCACCCGATTTAATACGGGCAAGGAATTCTTTAGTGACCAAGTTGTGCAGCTCGTTAAACTGATCTTCTGTAGCTTTTTTCTTAGCCATTTTTCAGAATCATTTGGTCAATTTTAGTTTCAATACGGATCATGTGATTTTCCATTTTTTGAACGGCAGTTTCAAAGTCCTGTTTAGGTACATAACTTGTAGCAACACGCAGCTCAAAAGTATCAAGACGTTTGTCCATATCATTTATTCTGTTGTGAACTCTATTTGTAAGAGCTGCACCTGCTGCTACAATTGCAATAACAGCTGAAACACCTGCTTCAATCATTGGTTAAAGATACAATAGGTACAATGTCATGACAAAGTACTTCAACACGAGAACCTGGTCTAAAGGTAAAACCAGCTTTCATAATCTCTGTACATTTAAGAGCACGAACAAGCTCGTAATCAAGACGCATTTTTTGTTCGTGTTTTCGTGCAATAGCTTTACAGGTTTCAATCATGCCACCATCTAGAGGCACTGAAAAGTTCAGTTGAACACCAAAGTTGTTACTACGAACATAACTTGTAGGCTCGTATGGAATAGTGTCATTACCCATATAAAATGGGCTAAACTGCATAGTAGTTCCATTACAACTGTTGTTTGCTGCAAAATATTGACGAGACGGTGCACCATTATTTTGGAATTGCACCGCCTGATTAGTCACATTACCCGTAGCGGCTGCTACAGGACTAGATGTGTTTTGAACCTTTGGGTCATTATTAGCAAACGCTGGGTTTACTGAGAGAAGACAGACAGCGAGGTAGTAACGGATTGCTGTTGAATAACTTCGTCTACTACGATGTTCTCGACTACGCCCGCTGGACGATCTACTGTTTCCAGTTGAAACTGCTCTCCAGCTGTTGTTACGGAATAGGTTGTTGAATCGCTCAAAATATCCCCACTGGGGGTTACGTTGGTTCCAGACCATGACTTATAATCACCACCATAAATGTTTGTCGTAATTGTACGATCAATGTCTACAGTGGTAGTCGTGGTGGCTTGCATACTACCCTGGGTAAAGTTAGGTGTAATCTGTTGTGCAGCGGCGGGGCTAGCAAGAAATAAAAGTAAAAGAAGCTTTTTCATTGTTTTTTCTCACGTGTGATAGAGAATGTTGCTAAGGTTCCACTAAGAATCGACGCCACATAAGTTGGGTCCATCTTTGGCATCCATCCTGCATAACTAGCAGTCAAGAGTCCGGCTGACCAGACGAGGACGATGAATTTGATGAACCCTGCTTTCCTTTCGTTATCTTGTTCCATGTTTGTTTAAATACTGGTTTAAGTATTGCGACAATTTGTTTGAACAAAGACGTAGCAGTAAGGGTGGCGGCAACACTAATAAATGCTGTCGTAGCTGCAGTAGTCATGATAGTAGTTGTAGGCATAGGTACCTCAATATCCGTAAACGGAATTTCTACTATCTGTGCCTCTTTAGGTAAGGCAGGTGTTGTTGGTTTAGCCTGTTCTGTTTCTTTAGCAGGCTCTTCCCCTTCTTCTGTATTAATCCCCTGAATACCAGGAGGCGGCCTAAGGGTGCTAGGAGGCGCTACAAGGGGCTTGTAACTAGGCAGGTGTGCCCTAGGAACCTCTAGCACCGCTTCAGGCAATACAGGCGCTTCTGGAAGGACTAAGTTAGGAAGGACAGGAGGGTTAGTCCAGGGGTCCACCGAACAAACCGCGTTCAATAAATTTTACTGCTTCATCATCGACAGTGTTGTCAGTAGATTCAGCAACTTTTTTAAGAAGGTCAACAATAAGCCGTTTGACTTGATCAGAATTGATAAATGAAAAAAGAATTGGACGGATAAGTGTAATCATGATAATTTTAAAATTAAATTACGTTAAAACCCCAAATTTGATCAACAGAATTATCTAATACCCAAAATTTAGTACCATCAGGTTTGAAAAACACATCCCGAGGACTTTCGCTAAAAAATCTTGCAGCACTGGTATAATCATAACTAGCTGATGTAATGTCCCAAGCTATAGATAATTCATAAGATAATAAATTTGTAGTAGCGCGGTTAAACACCCAAAATCTTTTTCCATCAGGTTTGAAAAAAAGACCGGCAGCATAAGCAAAACGACCTGTGCCTGAATCAACAAAACTTCCATTAAACGATGCTGTAGATACATCCCATGCAGTTTGAAGATCATATTCTTGAACTGCACCTTGAGATGTTCCTACTACATACATTTTTTTTCCGGCATCGGCAGTACCGTCATCTCTAAAAAATATACCTGTAGGATTAGTTTCCGCTAAAGCACCGCCAACAGTTGTGTTAAATGAAAACGCTGAATCAAAAGAAGCAGTAGTAACGTTCCAATCTGCACTTAAAGAGTATTGATTAATATCGTCACCGTCGTTACCCAGTAGGTACATCTTACTTCCATCACCTTTAAAAGCAATATCATTACAACTACCTTCTTGTGTCGAAAAACCGTAACTTCGCAAATAAGTAGCTGAAGCTACATTCCATGCAGGTGAAAGATCGTATTCATAAACACTGTCATTAACTTTTCCACTGACATACATTTTTGATCCATCATCTTTAAAAAACAAACCAAAAGGATTAGTATCTTCAGTCTTTATACTGACATGATCATTATCTGGAAAATCAAAACTTGCAGTAGAAACATCCCAATCTGTGCTTAAATCAAATTGAAAAATAGCATCTCTTTTTGATCCAACAAGATACATTTTTGAACCGTCAGATTTAAAAAATACACCTTGCGGGGAGTTATCTATGCTACCAATAATTTCAGTGTGACTAAAACTTGCGGTAGAAAGATCCCACGCTGTAGTTAAAGTGTAATAATCAATAGCATTACTAGAGTTACCAACTACATACATCTGTTTTCCAGCATTAGCGGATCCGTCGTCTCTAAAAAAGACACCTTCAGGTTGGCCGTCTTGCGCACTAACTCCAAGATCTTGGTCAAAACTTGCCGTACTAACGTTCCATGCAGTTTCAAGGCTGTACTGATAAATTTTGTTATTAGCATCTCCAGACACATACAATTCTGTGCCGTCAGATTTAAAAAATATTCCTTCAACAGTTGTGTCTTGCGTTGCAAATGAAAAATTTCGAGAATAACTTGCGGTAGAAACGTCCCAAGCTGTAGTTAAAGTGTACTCATTAATGTCGTTTCCAGTCTTTCCGCAAACATACATCTGTTTTCCAGCTTCAGAAGTGCCGTCATTTCTAAAAAATATTCCAGTAGGTTGCGTTTCTTGGCTAGATACAGAAAACTCTTGGTTGTACGTTGCACTTTTAATATCCCATGCAACTGAAAGATCGTATTCAGTTACATCATCTTGAGTTCTTCCCACAACGTACATTTTTGTACCGTCAGGTTTAAAAAATACACCGTTAGGCTCGGATTCTGGCGTAACTCGGAACCAATTTTGTGGAGTATCCTCAAACATGTCATGAAAACTATTGTCAGTCTTCCAAGTTACAATTGTTTTAATTACAGCAAGTAATGATTGTACAATACTCATTAGCTCAACCCCGCACCAGCAATAACATATTCATTTGTACCTACACAAAGTACAGTACACAAACCCCGTTGCGCTAATGTACGGGTACCAGTACCTGATGTTCCGGCTGAATACAGTGTAACATTAGTAGCTGGGGTAATAGATTGATCACTACTACTATCGTTAAAAATTGAGATTGCATCACCAATACTAAACGCACCACCAGAACTATATGGAATAGTTACACCACCAGTTGTAATGTTAACGTGTTTACCAACATCAGTACTAGCAAGTGTATAAGCTGAAGTTTGGCTATTTTGTGGGATAGTAGCAATTTGTGTGGACTCAACCCAAGCGCTACCAGTTGCGTCATACACCATAAGTGTATCGTTGGTCGTATCCCACCACAGGTCACCATCATCAAGACTTGTCGTCGGTGCGGATGCACTAACCCGATAACGAGCAGCAAAATCGTTAACACTACTAATATTGGTTGCAACAGTATTAACGTTAGTAATACTACCTGCAGTTGTGTTAACATTAGCAATACTACCACCAGTTAAATTAACGTTAGCAATATCAGTTGCAACCGTGTTAACGCTAGTGATACTATTTGCAGCTGTATTAACGTTAGAAATACTACCTGCAACTGTGTTAACGTTACTAATATCAGTAGCACATGTACTCATATTATTTACGTTTGCCGTAGTAGCAAGTGTATTCATATCTGACACAACATCGGCAGTACCAAGTGTGTTCATATCAGCAACTGCATCAGCCGTACCAAGACGACCAATTTCAGTAGCTTTACCTGCAACTGTTCCAATATCTGTGGCATCATTTGCTACAGCAGTAACGTCTGTAGAAATACCTGCAACCGTAGTTACGTTAGAGCTAATACCTGCAACAGTGTTGACATTAGCGATGTTAGTAGCAACCGTGCCGATGTCTGTACCATCATTGGCAACAGTAGTAAC